GCGGTGGTGAACCGGCTGTCTACGTCTAACGCCGTCACATTGCCGGTCCCGGTCCATTTGATAGGCGGATCTACACCATTGGTCAGTATCAGCTTTTGAAAGCCCCGCACCCACTCGAAGGTGTTATCATCGCCGGCGGTGATCGTGACCGATCCGGTGCGGTCTGTCCAGCCGCTCGAGTACTCGTAGAATACGGCACCGGCCACGGCGAAGACCTTCGCCGCTCCCCCGGGTATCTGGAACTCACCGAGCGCGGTGAAGGTAGGGCTGCCGCCGATAGCCGATTGGCTCTGGTAGCTGGCAGTACCCAGGCGCCGCTCTACCGCCGCCGCTGCATTAAGCCGCGTATTACTCATCTTACGCAGCCCATTGGGCGTAATATCCTCGGGCGGTAGGTCATAGCGCACCCCCTGGTTCCAGGGTCCGTATTTAATAGTCTCGGCTTGTATCGCCATTGTATTAACTCGCTACTACCAGCGTACTATCAACGACGATCTCAAAGGGCTGCCGGCTCGACGGTGGTGCCGCGGGATAGGTCCGGTTGCCTTGCATATGTAGGTTTTGACGCAACGCCAGATCGACTACGCGCCCCAGCTCCGCCGCTTCACGCGCAGCCCCTTGATCGTCTGCTTTTTCCTGCAGGTATAACTTGGTTGCCCCGTAGACCACCGCGCTCTCGAGGATCTGCGGCAGCCCGAGCGCCAGCAGGGTCGAGGTGTCGTTGCCACTGGCCCAGGCCGTCATAGCGATGCGGTAGCGCACCCTTATGGTCTCGTTGGTCGTATCTGGCACCCGGTATAGCTCTATCTCGGGATAGCCGGTGGTCGTATCGACGCCGCCGACCATGACCGCCTCTACTGAACCTGTATCCGAGTAGTCTTCGCTCAACAAATCATACTCGTTAGGGCCGACGATACGCAGCGGGTGTTCGTTGGTCTGATCGTAGAAGCTATACCAGCTCCCTACGCCGCTTGAGATGGGCGTATAGATCCTGGTGCCGGCAGTAGACGCATAGGCCGCCGTAGCGCCGCTGGTGCCGCCTGTGACGGTCTCAGTGGCTGTAAATGACCCCGAGGGCGAGTATATGTATATCTCTTTAGGAGAGGCGCTATAGCCGTCTACCGTAGCCGTCTTGCCGCTGGTGCCGCCGGTGATGGTCTCGCCGGCGACAAAGGTTCCCGAGCCGCCCGATACCGTAAAAGTCTCGGTGGTCTTGAACGAGGTCACTCGGTCTAACCACCACCAATCGACAAGCGCCGAAATCTCTGCCGCCGTCAGGTTGATGTAGTTACGCGCCTCGTTCTTGAAATCGGCGTTGGTCGTATCCAACCCAACGCGATTCAGCACCATCGTTATCGCTTCGCCCAAAGTCATATTAGATTTGCCCACCCACCGTTTTCATACCCTTGGAACTTATTATCGGTGGTGTTATAGATTATCATGCCATTCGCCGCCGTCAGTGCATTGCGCTCGGTGGTCGTAAGATTAGCCACGCGCAGCGTCGAGCCTATCGCCAGGGTGTCGATGTCCGCCGCCCCTACGAGCGCCGTCTGCCCGAAAAAATTTGCGGCATTCTGCTGCCCCTGCGTAGTCTCGTCGCGCCGCACGATGTTGTCGCGCAAAAACGAATGGCCCAACTCCATCGCTATACCGCTACCCCTACATCGCCGGGCGTAAACTGATCGGCCTCGATGTCAAAGCGGACGTTGCCGCCCAAGCGCTTGCCGTTTGCCTTGGCGTCCAGGTGAGACTTGTATTCTTCGGTTTTAACCGGCTTACCCGCGGCATCCAGCTTGGCCAGCCTGGGATCGTCGGTCTTGCCCGTTTCGGCGTCTTCTGCAACAAACTTGGTCAGATAACCGGGTGGTAGTGGCTCAAAGCCTGGCTCATGCTCTACTTCGACGCCGCCATAGACGCGCAGCGCCGGCTCACTACGGTAGTTGCGCTGGTAGTGGCCGCTGGGTGGGACCGAATCCGCCGGCAGATTGAGGATCTTACGCAGCCCCGGGTCTTGGCTGGCCGTAGCCACGAACTCTTTGGCCAGCTCGGGGTCTTTCAACGCTTCGCGGATCTGAGCTTTTATATCGGGTGCCGCGGCCTTGGCTTTGGCCTTGGGCTTGGGCGTTACGTCGACCAGTGGCTTGAGCGTAGAGGTCTCGGCGCCCTGGGTCTCTTCCCGAGGCGTAATTACCGGCTGCCCCATCGTATCAAACTCTTCTTTTTTTGCCAAACTATGTATCTCCTGTCGTTTTGCGAGGCTGGAGAGGCGCGATCCGCCAAGAGTCGCGGCCTGTCAATTACATTACGTGAGCAGTAGTTGGGGATAGATCGCTCTACCCCCAACTACCCTCGATTTACGCATCCATTACGAATGGGCGCGAAAGATTCACCAGCGCTAAACCTGAGCTGGGTGTATCTATTGCTGAAGCAGTGGTCATGCCGTAAACCAAATCGCCTGACACTGCTGCGTCATCAATGCTCCCACCCGTAGATGTAGCATACGCTGGCTTATTGTCTGCCAATGATGCCAAGCCTTTTACAACGCCCAGCCCACTGATCTGATACCAACCATACTGGCTGGCTACATTAATACTCATAGCCGTACCTACTTGTCCGGTGTCGTTAGCCGTCAACAGCGAGGTGGCAAAACCGCTGGTATCAATCTTAGCAGCGCTACCCACAACTGTCGAAGCTACACCGAGACAATACTGAAACTCACCCACGCCATAACCCGTAGATGCTTGGTCTTCCGCCTGGACAATCATGCCCAGCGGCGCCTTCTGTGTGGTGCTTGTTTCGTCTATCGCCTGGTCAAACGTGACCGGGCCGATAATTTTGAAATCACTCATTTTAAATTACCTTCCTGGCCTATATGCCGGTGAGAGCCGTAACAACGCCAGAGCGTCTACGATTATTTGTGGTTAGCTGAACCCCAGCTACCATGTAACTGAGCTGTGCCAATTGCCCGTTGCCCTGGAGGGACACAAACGGGGTCTTCTTGAAGTTGGCCTGTTTCATCACGCGGAGCTTGATTGAGTCCGTGTCCAAGAGGTAAGAATGGAGCGCCGCGCAATCGTTATCAGCAATAACATCAGCACCCATATAACTCGGGAACTCAGGGCCACTAACGCCCTTGATGTTAGAGAGCGATACCTCGCCATAACCCTGCGAAGACAGCACCGTGCGATATGCCGCGGCAATAGAATAGGTGGTCACGATAGCGTTATTGCGACCCCCCTGCTTGCGGTTATCGTCCATAAGGGTGTTCCACGCGATAAAACCATCAAACACATTGGTAATAGTGGCAGTGGTGAAGGTCTTAGCCGAGGTATACCGCTGGTTCTCCCAAAAGGTCGAGGTGCCGCTATTAATACCCCCAACCGTACCGCCGGTAGCGTCTTTCATAATGTCTTGATAGCCGAGGATCGTCTTACCGCTCTGGGCGCTGAGAATATCTTCGTTGATCGCTTTCAAGAGCGAGTTCATCGCGTTGCTACCGAGCGCTGAGAGCAAATCGAAAACCTGCTCTTCGCCGCTATTTTCCCAATTGGTCGTATCGTCCAATACAATCGGCACCGCATAATAGCGCCGCTTGTAAAAGGCCGACTCGAACGGGTCCACCGGGCTCTTGCTCAACGGGTCATAGCCGTCGAACGTCTCTGCGGTGCCGGCAGAGCTTTCCAGTATCACCTGGATCTCTTTGCCGCCGCCGTCTACCATCTGCATACCCTTTTTGCGGTGCATCGCCAGGGTCTTATATGCTTCAAATACGTTGTCCACGGTACTGGGCTCCACCGTCCTACGGGTGGAACTCCACCGCGAATCCCATACTTCTGAGGTTGTTTGTGCCATTATTGCTTTCCTTTAAGCAAAATTCCCATCACATCGTAGCCTTGATCTCTGACATCGCTTGCGCTTTAGAGATCACGCCCGCCGTTTCCGTTAGCGGTGGACTGCCGGCTGCTGACGCCGTAGAGCGCTTGGCGTTGTTACGCGCCTGGCGCTGCTGCGTCACCGCCGACCCTTGATCGGTTAAGCGCCGCCCCGTAGCCAGAGACATAGCCTCGGCTACAGTAAACGCTTCCCCGGTGTCAGGGTTTTCATGCCGCGTCAGGGCGCCGACAATACCGCGCTGGCTCTCGGTCCATGCATCGACCTTACCGAAGACCGCTTCCGCGGCCTCGATCTGAGCATTTGCGTTACTGCGGTGGACAGCCGTCTGCTGCTGCTGCAACTGATCCACTACGCCTATCGTAGAGTTCAACCGCTCCAGGTCAGGACGCAGCGGGCCGATTTGCTCTTCTATCAGCTTCGTTGCTATCTCTTGCGCTCTTTCCTGTACCAGTTGATCTACTACGGTCAGCCCCCGAGCCTCTTCCGGTCCCAATTGGGCCGCCAGTTGCTCTAAGGGGTTGGCCTGTGGCGGCTGCGATGCTCTGGCCTGGGCCTCGGCGAAGATACGCCGCTCCTCGGCCATCTGAGCCCGCTCTGCCGCCACCTGACGCCGCTCGTCGGCTACCGCTTGCGTCTTGCGGGTATAGTCCGCTAAACGCAAGCCATCGCCGCTAACGTCATCGGCTCGCTGCTGTGATGGGGTGTCGTTGGTTGGTTGAAGTGGTGGTGCTGCTACTTCACCGTCACCCGCTGCCGGTTGCTCTGCACTTGCATCGCCAGAATCGGACGCATCCGTTGCCTCGATGAACCCCATACCCATCTCGGATATGGATTCACTCGGCGCCGCGCCACCCGGTTGCTCTGCCGTTGCCGCAGAATCGACTGCGATCTCGGTCATAGTATTTATCTCCTGTCTTTTGCGAGGCTAAAAGAGGCGCGATCCGCCAAGAGTCGCGGTCCTCCGAAATACGTCTAAATGTTCGGCAATTGTGTTCGGCTAAAATAAGCGATTGGAACATTAATCCTTCGGTTCTTTATTTACAGCAAGTTACGTTGTTCGGTTTGTTCCAAAATCTTGTTCCATTAAAATCAGCGATTGGAACATTGCTATTTTTACCTACGCATCCTCTCTAAAGGGAGACCATCCCTCTCCGGTATCTCTATTCATATCGCCCGTAGCGCCATGATCTATTCTACTCTGGTCTATCTGCCCGACGATCTCATCGACGCTATCGGCCTGTAATACGCCGCCCCTGTCGCCTTCGCGCTCTACCTGGTCGCGCTGGGCGCTCTCAGCATCGGCCATGATATGGTCGAACTTCTGGCTGGCACCGGTCTCTTCCATTCCCATATCCGCCAAAACGCGCTGGCGGTGGGCGTAGCTGGTATACTCGACGCCGGTCTGTGGATCGGCATAGCCCTTGTTGTAGCCGCGGGCGCTGCTCGAGAAATTCCACCGCACCATCGAGTTGAACCCCCCGAAATACATCGGCGCCGCCCCCTTGCATTTAGGGCATTCGATCTGGCGCTGTATATCCCCTTTGCGCTCGACCATATGGTCTTGCACCAGGTGGTCGCACTTGCTGTCGCTGCATCGGTAGTCGTGGAAGACCGGCATCTATAATTGTCTTTCTTCGTTAATTTTCGTATATTCTATGTGTGGGCGATTTGCTTCCAGCTTGCGGCCCACGTTAAACATTCACCGCTAAAAGGAGACTTCTCATGGCATGGATTCCCATTCCCGGTACGAAATATTTCTCGGAAGACGGCAAGGGCGTTTACGAGAAAATGGGTACTCGTACTTATTTTCGTATTTCCCCCCTTGATGAGGGCGAGGAGTTTGATTTTTACCGCTCCCATGATAACGTCACCGCGTTTCGTTATCCCTCGAAGCCAAACCGAGAGAAATAAGCGGTATACCTACCGCCGGTAGTAGCGTTCCTTTATCCAGCTCGTCAAAAAGACGGCGAAAGCCGCCCTCTACAATGAACCCTCGAGCGCGTTGTATATCGGCACGTAAGGGTAGGTTTAGCTGCTGCGCTATCGCATCGTCCTGGGTTATCTTGCCCAGGACGATTTCGCGTATACGCGGATCGGCGTCGAGGCGTTCCATCGTATCTGGAATATTCTGCCCCTGTAGCGCTTCACGCAGCGCCGCCGTAGCCTGGCCCGATCCCTCTCGAGATTGCGCGAAATACGGCGACCAATCTTCGTCGACCATTTTAGCGTCAGCGTCAACCTTGACGCGCTGCACCTTATTTGACCCGGGCAGTATGGCCTCAATTTTATCTACGTTATCCTCGACAAACTGCTTCGCTTCTTTTGCCGTTGACTCGCCAAACTGCATCAATGTTACCCCATCACCCGTATCCGATATGCCCAGCCCATAGGGCTCGACCAGCTTCGACAGGTCGCGCATCTGCTGCTCGGTTATCGGTCCTTTAAGCCCCTCTATACGGAAGCTCGTAGCATCGGCTACGTTAGCTCCCTGTCCTATCGGTATCGGCTTGTGCCACGCACCCATATTCTGCGCGTCGATATACGCCCGCGTTGACTCAACGGCGCCCAATAGCTCTTTGTCTTGAGGTCTAACCGTACGCGGCCCGGTGGTTCCTTCGACGTATTCAGTAGAGACCATCGGGCGGGCTACGTTTGCTGGATTGACCTCAAGACCACCTGGTCCCTCGAAATAACCGGTGGCCTCTAAGGTGGGCCTCACTTGCATCCCCGCCGCATCATAGAGAATGTCGCGCCCGGTCTCCGGTTCTGAGTAGCTGGGCGCCTGGCGCGAGAACTTTTCACGCACCTCGTACGGTTGATCAACAATACCTTCCAGGTGGCCTGTGCCGGCACCCGGCACTCGTTCATAGGTGCCTTGAGCCGTGTACTTAGGTAGGTGGTCGATGTATGTCTTCGCCGCCTCTTCCATGCCCGCATCGACAGATGGAAAGCGCTTGGGGAATCTACGGTGTAAGTCTTTGCCCTTTGCAGCCACCCAGGGCGCCGCTTGCACACTGGCCGCATCCCAATCGAGCTTGCCGCCAATGCCTCTTTGGTTTGCGCGACCCGCTGCCAAAACGGTTTCGGCATCGAGCCAGGCGTGTTGCTGTGGCGACAGGCCAGAATCCCAAGGCTTGCCGTCTTTCTCTACAAAACCCCAGGCTCGAGCATGCCAAATATCATTGACGCCTGTGCTGCCTACTGTTTCTTGCGGGTTGACCTTGCCCGCATAGACGCCGGTCTTTGGTCCCAGCGAGGCTTTG